CCACAACAAGCCATTACCAAATACGGAAAAGAAAATGTTCGTGTTACTCGTGGTGGTTTACGTAACGGGGACGATATGGTTGAAGTTAAGGTCGCACTAGGTGAGCAAGGCATGGCGGAAGGCGAAAAAGTAGTTAAGGGTAATGTAACTACGCACAAAGGTACATACGGAACTGAATACCAAGGTGATCCTGATGAAGAAGATGGTAAAGTAGTAAAGGCTCCCAAGGTTTCAAATTCTAAAACAGGTAAGCGTGGCCGTCCGACAAAAGATGCAGCACCGGTATATACAAATAGTAATGACCCATTTGGTCGTTCAAGTTTGCCTAAAACTAAAGTTAAAGGTAAAGTACACAAGATGGACGAAACAATGACTCAACTTGAACTTCAGTTACTGGAAAGCGTAACATTAGATGAAGGTGGTGTAACATTTCAACATATCCTGGCTACATTCAAACGAGATGTTAAAGACTTTGAAGAGGGCGGCGACATGAGCGATCATTTATATGATGCTTTGTATGACTACTACTTTGATGATATGCCATACGGTACACAAAAAGCTCGCGACGGTGACCCGTATGAATGGGTAGCTGATCGTTTTGGTGCAGACTTAGGCATCGACGGTTATGGTGGCAACAGCCCAAGCGTACCAGATGACGATTATAGCCTAGAACGTGAAAGCATTGATCCAACTAATCCACGCGATTATGAAATCCCAGCGTATCAACGCAAGGCACAAGGACAAGCACCACTGACAGCAAGAGATATTATGCAAAAAGATAAAAAGCCAGAGCATGATTTTTATCAACGTCGTACAGGTGAAGTACACCCGGACGCAATGCAACGTGAGTTAAATGAACTTGCTAAATTGGCCGGCCTATCTGAGGACTGCGGTGACATGAGTCCAATTGGTAGCGCAATGCAGGACATGCACGATGAACAAGATAACTTATCAATTAGCACGACTTATAATAGTCGCGACGGTAAGAAAACTATCAGTGTAAATGCCGACGGTGAACAAGCTGAAGCATTATTGCAAATGTTACGTATAGCTGGATTGGGCGGCGGCGAAGCTGCACAACAAGCACAATCCCGTGTAATAGCAGTTGCAGAACCAGACCAAGAAATTGAAGTAGATGAAGCTGATGCACCTGTTGATGATGCTGGCGCAAACCCTGTTAATGCACCTAAGCCAGAGTATAAAACTATGCGCCAAAGTACAATGAACCCAGGTGAAGGCGACGGCGGCGAAAAAGCGATGCACCCAGACCGTCCAACTTTTAAAAATGGTGATAATGCCTTGGCAAAGCCTGCAAACGAATCAGTTGGCGAATTAGAAGCATCATTGGCAGCTGAATACGAAAGTATCAAGAAAGTTAATTAATGAAACAGTATCGTATAACCAGCGAGCACTTTGTATCCAAGGGCGAAACTGGTGACGATGACGCAGTCATGGATGCAAATGATCTGCGAGAATTAAAAAAATTAGCCGGGTTAACTGATCTAAGCGAAAATTCCGAACCTGGATTGGTTGGTGGAAATATTGATAACGTTCCACAGGCCCAGGCAACTGGTATAATTAGCCCAGTTGGCAGTAATATTAGCTACACAGCAACAGACCGCAATGCATTAATGAAACAGTATTATGCTCGTCCCGGAGACGATCTATGGTTTATTATTAATTTTACCAAACCAGGATTAACTGGTAGCCTTGAGGATCACATAGAGCGATATCTCAAAGCTCACCCTGAAAAACGTCAAAAACTTATGCCCGGTGAATTTTAAGCCACCCGTAATTTATTGCGCCCTAGGTATTGATACCAAGAATCTTGTTTAACAACAAACGGCATTTGTCTCCATTGATTTACTAGATTGTAATAATCGGGTTTGTACGGAGCAACCTTGGGTTTGATTAACCTAGCCCCTTTAGCATGATTGCATGATTTACAGCTAGTCACACAATTTTCCCATACCGACTTTCCGCCATTGGATCTTGGATTAACGTGATCAATAGTTAAGTCTTCGAAGTCAAATACATCCTCGCAATATTGACATTTAAAGAGATCTCGCATGTACAGGTTATAGCGACTAAATTTCACTGATTTTTTATAATGAAAGTAATCTTTGGTCACACAGATAGACGGAACGTTTATTGCTAATCGCTCGCTATGTATAATCCAATCAGGATATGTTTCTAAAACATGTACGCGACCTAAGTAAGTTAATTTAATGGCATGTTGCCAATTAATAACGCTTAATGGAAGCACTGATATTGGTTCGTAATTGCTATTGAGTAAAAGTGTGTCTGACATTTTTGAAATACCACATTGATTAAAGGTTAAATATACTTATATGAGTAAAGAACTTGAAACAGCAATTATTAAGGCACCCTACAAACGGATGTCTTACACTGAAGAGCAGATATTAGAGCTCTCTAGGTGTGCTGACCCCGTAACTGGTCCACAATATTTTATGGACAATTATTTCTTTATCCAACATCCTGTGCGTGGTGCTATACAGTACCATCCTTACGAGTATCAAGAACGACTAGTTGATACTTATCACAATTATAGATTCTCTATTAGCCTTATGCCAAGACAAACGGGCAAATCGACCTCTGCAGGCGGCTACCTGCTTTGGTATGCTATGTTTATCCCGGATAGTACAATATTGGTAGCGGCCCACAAGTATTTGGGCGCACAAGAAATTATGCAACGTATTCGTTATGCATATGAAAACTGCCCCAACTTTATTCGAGCAGGGGTAACAAGTTACAACAAAGGTAGTTTGGACTTTGAAAACGGAAGTCGTATTGTAAGCCAAACCACAACAGAAAACACAGGCCGGGGTATGAGTATATCACTCCTATACTGCGATGAGTTTGCATTTGTGAGACCAACCATTGCAACAGATTTTTGGACTTCCATTACACCTACATTAGCAACTGGTGGTAAATGTATTATCACTAGTACTCCAAACTCAGACGAAGATCAGTTTGCACAAATTTGGAAAGCAGCTAACAAACGATTTGATGAACATGGTAATGAAACTGAACTGGGCATAAATGGCTTTAAAGCATTCCGTAGCAAGTGGGAAGAACATCCAGACCGTGATGAAAAGTGGGCCTCTAATATGCGGGCTCAACTTGGTGAAGAACGATTCCGCCGAGAGATGGAATGTGAATTTATTATATACGATGAAACATTAATAAACCCGTTACACCTAGTTGAAATGGCAGGCCTGGATCCAATCGAAAAACAGGGACAAATCCGTTGGTATAAAAAACCACAAAAAGACCACACCTATATTGTAGCACTTGATCCCAGTTTAGGTACTGGTAGTGATCCTGCGGCTATACAAGTATTTGAATTGCCAGGTCTTAAACAAGTAGCAGAGTGGAGTCATAATAGAACCATTGTCCAGCGCCAAGTGATAATACTAAAGGAAATTTGTCAGTATCTAGTGGAAACAGTTGGCACTCAGAACAACGTATACTATAGCGTAGAAAACAATACCCTTGGTGAAGCAGCATTGGTAGCAATAGCAGAAATTGGTGAAGAAAACATTCCTGGTATATTCTTAACAGAACCCAACAAAGCAGGTAATGTACGTAGACACAGAAAAGGGTTTACGACTACGAACAAATCCAAGCTATCAGCTTGTGCTAAATTTAAGAGCTTGGTAGAAACAAAACGAATACATATCGCCAGCAAGCCTTTAATAAGTGAATTAAAAACATTCGTGGCAAGTGGTCAGAGCTATGCAGCAAAAATTGGCGAACATGATGATTTAGTAATGGCAACACTACTAGCAGTACGTATGATACAATTACTGCAACACTTTGACGCTGGTTTTGACTCAGAACTACGTGATAACATAGATAATTTTGTAGAACCGATGCCATTTATAATGGTTGGCGGATATTAATAATTACAGCTAAATAGCTATATGTCTAAAGAAATCGAATCCATAGCATCAGCATTATTTGATAAAATACGTTCAAGGTTTGCCAACGTAACCCTTGGCGACGAAAAAGCACAGGCTGAACAAGACCCCGAAAGAGCACGGTTTTTTAACTTTACATACTCGGGAGAAGATGGCGCAGAATTTGGCACAGTAACAATAAGTTTAATTGATGAGACAAGTTTAAAAGTATATTTTGGGCAAAACATCTCAGGGCAAATGGACCGCGAACAACGCAAAGAATGGTACGAATTTTTACGCAACTTAAGACTATTTGCAAAACGCAACTTACTAACATTTGATACACGCGATATTAATAAATCTAATTTAGACATTAAAGATGTAAAACAACAGGCAAAAGTAGATGACGTCGCTACAACAGCTGATACACCGGTAATTGAAAGCAGACTTTATGGCACACCAGGTAGACCTTACAATAGTTTTAGCGACCAAGGCAACACTAAAATTTTAATCCGTCACGAAGACAAAGTAAACGATGAAATTCGCGGAAGCCGTGCTCGTAGAATCAAAGAAATTTTCTTAGAAACAGAACGCGGCGAGCGTTTCCTATTGGGGCATACTAACTTACATGGTGCCCGTGCAATGGCTGAGCATTTAAATAATGGTGGTCAAATGCATGATGAGATTGCAGAACACATTGGTGGCTTAGTCACTGAAATGAGTGCAATGAGCCGTTTTGTTCGAATCGCTGGTAAACGACAATTTGAAGATCAAGAAACATCGGATATGACGCAAGCCGCTATCCAACACCATACACAACTTAAACAAAAATTAAAGCACTTAGCAAGTAAGTCTCATTATCAAACATTTGCAGATTCGTTTACTCCAGACGCTCCGTTTGAAGAAGATGTTGATGTGGACGCATTGCGTGAACGTTTTGTTAAAAAGATCTACGATGATCGTTTTACCGAAGCACTTCCGATGGTATACAAAGCATACAAGAAATATAAGGCAGAAGCTGCTGGACAACTTGGCACAGAATTAGAAGAATGGGCAGATACCGTAACTGAAGGTACGTGGGCAACTCCGGATAACGAAGAAAAAATACGAGCTTTACAAGAATTAATGAAAACACCATTGACAGCTGGTATTGATGGTATTGATGCAACAACCAAGTTAGAACCAATCATTGGCGATGAAAAATTGTTTGATGATATTTACGCTTACTCAGATTCGTCAAGTGGTCAAGGCCCAGATTTTGATTGTCGTACACTTGTTAAACAATGGCTTGACACAAATATGCCAGACATTGCAAGTCAACTTGAAATTGGACAGAATAACGGAAGTGATGCTCAAACAAACTTTGCACCACAAGTTAGTCCACAACAAGATCCATCACCAGAATATGGCGCTACTACAATGGATGAACCTGTAATTGAATCAATTGACAGTTTAGATTTTATCCGTAGCTTGGCCGGATTAAAAAGATAACACGAAACGCATTCAACCAAAAGGCACAAAATTTGTGCCTTTTTCTTTGACAAGCTAAATACTATTATCGTATACTAGCAACTGTGCTAATATACGATTAGGCACATTTAAAGACCATCTTAATTTTATAAAGGAAAAACATCATGGCCATGACATTAGCGGAAATCCGCGCAAAACTGCAATCGCAAGACACCCGCAAAAGCGGCGACTCACAATCAGGTGGCGACAACGCCATTTACGCTCACTGGAATATCGCAGAGGGCACCACAGCAAAACTCCGTTTCCTCCCAGACGCCAATCCAAAGAATTCTTTCTTTTGGGTTGAACGTGCAATGATTAAATTACCGTTTGCTGGCGTCAAAGGCCAGTCAGACAGTAAGCAAGTTATTGTTCAAGTACCTTGTATTGAAATGTACGGAACAGGCGAACCTTGCCCAATCCTTGCAGAAGTTCGTACATGGTTTAAAGAACCAAGCATGGAAGAAATGGGTCGTAAGTACTGGAAAAAGCGTTCATACTTGTTCCAAGGCTTTGTTCGTGAAAACCCATTGAGCGATGATAAGACTCCGGAAAATCCAATCCGTCGTTTCATTATTAGCCCACAGATTTTTAACCTTGTTAAAAATGCGCTAATGGATCCAGAAATGGAAAACCTCCCAACCGACTATGCAGCCGGTCTTGACTTTACTGTTAAGAAAACTAGCAAAGGTGGTTATGCTGATTACAGCACAAGCACATGGGCTCGTAAGGAAAACTCTCTTACCGAAGCTGAAGCCGCGGCAATTGAGAAGCATGGTTTGTTTAACTTAGGCGACTTCTTGCCCAAGAAGCCAAGTGACGTTGAACTTAAGGTTATGAAGGAAATGTTCGAAGCGTCAGTTGACGGTCAACCGTATGATGCAGACAAATGGGGTGCGTATTACAAGCCCTATGGTTTGCAAACTACAGCTACACAATCAGCACCAGCCGCTTCTTCAGCACCAGCTGCTTCTTCAGCACCAGTAGCAACTACTGTTACAGAAGATGAAGTACCGTTTGATGTAGATGAGCCAGCATCAGTGACTCCTACAGCACCGGTCGCAACGCCAAAACCTTCCAGCCAAAAAGCTGAAGATATTTTGGCAATGATCCGTAGCCGTCAAAAGCAACAATAGTAAGCAATGGTTAGAGACTTAGGTCTCTAACCTTCTTCTATATCTCTATAATCACATAAAAGGAATTAACATGTCACAACAACACGATCAACTAGTAACAGCATTTGCCACATATCAAGCAGAGAATGAAAAATTTACAGCCAAGGGAGTTAAAGCATCAGCCGCCCGTGCTCGTAAAGCATTGCAAGAGATGAGCAAAGCCATCAAAGAACGCCGTAAAGAAATCACGGCAGAAAAAGAAGCATTGGCTGCAAAATAATAAAGTTCTAATGAAACTTGTTTGGTCTAAAACTGGTGATACACTTAATGTTGAAGTTGAAAATCAACAGTTTGTGGATCATTGGTTTGATCAAATGTCTCAAGCAGGCGTAACAACATTATCTAAAATAACAGCATTCCACGAAATAATCAATCGAAACGCAATACGACTAGTACATGCAATTGAAATAGTTAATGCATATCTAGAAAAACTTAAAATTGATAAATTTAAAACCTACACGCTAGAAGATATGTCTTTGTATGCAACATTAAACGAAGTACACAATCACTGGACATATTTGTGTGCAGAGAAAAAAATGTGGATGTTTTTCTCTAACAATGCACCTGGTGCATTGGCTGAATTTGATTATATAAACAATGGCTCACACAACATTGAAAAAATCAAAGTAGTTCAATACTCATCTAACTGGCGAGCCCCAAATAAATTTGGTACCAGTGTATTGTCATTTGGTAAGTGGAATGTTAGCATGTTTTACGAAGACCTTGGAAAAAGCCATTATCATAAATGGTTAGCCTTTGATACTAATTTTTCTAAAAATGATACCAGTAACTATATAGATTTAACTGGTACATTGGAATTTCATTTAGGAAGAGCTTTCAAAGAAGAACCGCCTAAGAGTTATGTAGATTTTTGTAATATGCATAACATTGAAGTGGTTGGTAATGTGTTACCAATTGGTAATTTCGAAGATGTAGACAAAGCGAGAAAAATGTTTTATACTAACAGTAACATAGAGCAAAACTATATACAAATCAATAAGGAATAATCATGGGAAAACCATTTGACGTAAGTAAATTTAGAAAAAGTATCACCAAAGCAATTGACGGTATTAGCGTTGGGTTTAATGACCCAACTGATTGGATTAGTACCAACAACTATGCATTGAATTATCTTATTAGCGGAGACTTTAATAAAGGTGTACCACTTGGTAAGGTAACTGTATTTGCCGGAGAGTCCGGAGCAGGCAAGAGTTTTATCTGTTCGGGTAACCTGGTAAAAAATGCACAAGACGCAGGCATCTATGTTATTCTGATTGATACAGAAAACGCTTTGGATGAAAAGTGGCTACACGCACTCGGTGTTGATACTAGCGAAGATAAGCTACTTAAACTTAATATGGCCATGATTGACGATGTTGCAAAGATGGTAAGTGAGTTTGTTAAAGAATACAAACTTATGCCCGAAGAACAACGTCCCAAAGTTTTGTTTGTTGTTGACTCGTTGGGTATGTTGCTAACTCCAACAGACGTTAACCAGTTTGAAGCAGGCGATATGAAAGGCGACATGGGTCGTAAGCCTAAAGCACTTGCGGCATTGGTGCGTAATTGCGTTAATATGTTTGGTAACTTAAATCTAGGTTTAGTATGTACAGCACACACATACGCTAGCCAAGATATGTTTGATCCAGATGATAAGATCTCGGGCGGACAGGGCTTTATCTATGCATCAAGTATTGTTGTTGCTATGCGTAAACTTAAACTCAAAGAAGACGAAGATGGTAACAAAACCACCACAGTAAATGGTATCCGCGCCGCCTGTAAGATTATGAAAACACGCTATGCTAAACCATTTGAATCTGTACAAGTTAAGATTCCGTATGAAGAAGGCATGAACCCGTACAGTGGCTTAGTTGACTTGTTTGAAGGCAAAGGTTTATTGGCAAAAGAAGGCAACAGCCTTAAATACACATTGACAAATGGTACAGTTATTAAGCAATTCCGTAAGGCATGGGATCGCAATGAAAATGAGTCATTGGATAAAGTAATGGCAGACTTCACTGCAAATCCACATCATGCAACTGTAGTAGTCGAACCTGAAGAGGAAACAGTAGAATGAACATTGATGTTGAAGTTTTAAGCGAATTGTATACTATCTTAAAGCAATATATTCCGCAAAAAGATCGCCAAGAAGCCGCTGACAACTTAATGAGTGTAATGGTTGATATGCTAGGAGACCAAGAACTTAAAGAGTTTGGTGGCACCGATAGCGTATTAACTCGCGCCCTTAAGGAGTATGTGGAAGAAGACGTGGACGAAGACGAAGACGAGTCTGAGGAGTAATGACCGAAGTTATTAAAATTCATAGTGAACAACCTTCGGATAGAAGTTATTATTGTTCAATGAAATTTAAGTTTCTTAAGATTGATTTAGAGTCTAAGATGACATATAACTGTCATGCGGCTAAACCACATGCAGTAGATTTTGATTGGTTAAAAGAACATCCAGGGCATATATTTAATACAGATGTCAATGTTCAAGAACGTCAACAAATGTTGGATAATGTACGTAATGCAAGTTGCGAACAGAATTGTTGGCATGCCGAAGACCGCGGTGCAATTAGCCCTAGACTAGAGCAATGCGGCACAGCAAGAACGCACACAGATGTTAAACCAAGGCCTGAGTTTGTAGATTTAACCATAAACGGAGATTGTAACTTAACATGTTCGTATTGCTGTAAAGAGTTTAGTAGTAGTTGGCGTAGGGACATTGTTAACAACGGTGATTATCCGTTGCAAGACGCACAGTATCAAGCAACAAGTAAAGATCAAGTATTATTGCAAATTAGTCAAGGAACATTAAAGTCTACAAAGCATTATCAATTGTTGTTAAACGAAGTGGCGTTGGTAGCATCAACGCTGAAACAATTAACTATCACTGGTGGTGAACCGTTTTTAGATAATTCGTTAGTACAGACATTAAAAGATTTAAACTTAAACCCCGATGCAGTAATTGAAATATATACTGGGTTGGGTGTTAATTTTAATAGATTTGAAAAAATTATATATGAGCTGGAACAACTCGATAATGTATTAATTGTTGTTAGCGCAGAATGTACTGAAGAGTTTTTAGAGTTTAACCGTTACGGAAACAAATGGCAAGAGTTTTTAGATAAGGTTGATTTATTGAAGCAAAGTAGTGTACAATTAGCATTTCAATGTACCTTGACTAATTTAACGTTATTTGATTTCCATAGATTTTACGAAAGATTTAAAGGAACCAAAATTATACCAACATTTGCATACAGCCCCACTATGATGGCGCCATACGTACTAGATCCTGCTAGTAAGGAACAGGTGCGGACCAACATAGTCAATTTACCAGCAAATGTACAAGCGATGATTTTAGATTCAATTAAAGCAACTCCCACAGAAGAACAACGTATACAGATACGAGAGTTTTTACTTGAGTTTGTACGCCGCCGCGCCAATTTAACATTAAGTATATTTCCACAAACATTCTTAACTTGGCTGGAGATAAACAATGTGGTATAATAAAGTAGTAAGCGACCTAGGAAAAATTCCAGACTTCATTAATTATTATGAACAAGAATTAAATATAGCCAGGTCAGAAATTAAGATTGCTGGCAATGTTGAAAAAAGTTTAGCAAACTTGCCGGGGCTGACAGAACAACGATTTAATCAATTACAAGAAATTGAAGCGGTATTGGAATATCTTAATATCCAACTACGTAAAATAAGACGTAAACATTTTCAAAAGTATTTAGAAGCATACGCTAGAGCACTTACAAGTCGAGATGCCGAAAAATACGTTGATGGTGAAGATGAAGTAATCGACTTTGAAACAATTATCAATGAAGTGGCTCTAGTACGTAATAAATGGTTGGGGGTAATGAAAGGCATTGAAAGTAAAAATTTCATGCTTGGGCACGTGGTTAGATTACGCACAGCAGGAATGGAAGATGTGGTGGTGTAATGGACTGGAAAGAAAAAGCCAACAAACTACTAGATGAATTTGATTTATGCTGTAAGGCAAAGCCTTGCGATAATCCAGTAGAAGTTGAATTGGCAAAAACACGTTGCCAGCCATTTGCGTATCATTTAGCAACACAGAGATCTTGGGGAACGGATGCTGAAATAGCAGAAGCATACTATCAATTAGAACCTAGGTTAAAACAATTTAAAGAAAAAGTAGTAATGGATATTTTACATGGCACTATTTAAAAACTCACATGCAAGTCATGACCATAGCTTAGAAGTTTTAAATGTTATCTATGGATATGATTCGTTCTTAGATGGAATAACATCAATAGCCGATATGGGGTGCGGTGACGGCCTAGATGTTAATTGGTGGGCAACATTATGTACCCGTGATGATCCGCCGGAGCCACGCAACATTAAAATATATGCAGTTGATAGCGACATTAAACAATTAGAACCAGACATCGCGGCAATGAGCAATGTTATCCCAATTGAAGGTAACTTTTGTGAAAGAGTTGTGCCCACAAACGTAGACTTAATATGGAGTCATGACAGCTTCCAATATGCCGCGGATCCGTTTCTTTGTTTACGTGGTTGGCGCCAAACATTAAATGTCAATGGTATGCTAATGTTAACAGTACCACAAACAACATATATGTATAATAACAGATTGGTGGTATCAAATTATAGCCACCAGTATCATAGTTATAACATATTAAATTTAATGTATATACTTGCTATCAGTGGATTTGATTGTCGCGATGCATACTTCTATCGAAAAGAAAATAGCCCATGGTTATATGCTGGAGTTTATGCTAGCCAACACGAGCCACTGCCACCCAACCCAACTTGGTACGATTTAGCAGAGAGACAGTTAATTAATGACAGCGTTATAAACAGCGTAAACAAATATGGGTATGCTCGTTTAGAGGATGTAGTTGTAAGCTGGTTTGATAAAAACTTATACCAAATAACTAATTAATGAAAATAGTACTTTGCACCGGTGGCTTTGACCCATTGCACAGCGGCCATATTGAATACTTAACAGCGGCCAAAGCATTGGGCGATAAACTGATAGTGGGGATCAATTCAGACAGCTGGCTTGGGCGTAAAAAAGGTCGTGCATTTATGCCGGCAGGTGAACGTATAGATGTAGTTCAAAATCTCAAAGTTGTGGATCATTGTATATTGTTTAACGACAATGATGATTCGGCAATTGAAGCTATCAAAAATGTTAGGATGTTATATCCATCAGCTGATATAATATTTGCAAACGGCGGCGACCGTACAAACACAAACATTCCAGAAATGCAGTTTGAAGATATACGAATTGAGTTTGTGTTTGGGGTTGGTGGAACAAACAAAGCCAACAGTAGTAGTTGGATCCTAGAGGAGTGGAAAGCACCCAAGACCATACGCCCTTGGGGATATTACCGTGTATTACATGAGGTAGAAGGCACCAAAGTTAAAGAGCTTATAGTCATGCCGGGGAAAACACTGAGTATGCAACGACACGCAGATCGTAGCGAAATGTGGTTTATTACAAACGGATCTTGTGTAGTTGATTTTGGGGACGGTGAACAAGCACGTATTATGCATCAGTTCCAATATGTGCCCAATAACCATTGGCATAGACTGTACAATCCTTTTAAAGAACCTTGCAAAATAGTGGAAATACAATATGGCATGCGGTGTGACGAAGATGATATAGAACGGAGATAAATACTTTACTATGAAAATGCGTGACTTAATAAACCTATTAGAAGACCTTAGCCCTAGTAACGACCAAATTGATTCTTTTAAATCTATTATCGCTGCTAAAATTAAAGAATTACCAGCCGATGATGCTACAGCTAAAACTCTTAAAGAAATTGAAGAATTATTAAAGCACATTCATGCTGGTGGTTTCCGTCAAATGGTTTACGGCCAATTAGAAGAAATAAATGATCCAGCAGTTATGGCCTCACAAAAGCGCCTAGCACAATATATTTTAAATATTAATTCAACCCCAGCCGAGCGCGAAGAGCTTTTCCGTATGTGGAAAGCCAATAAGATTGTTAACATAGGTATGTTACTATCCAAGAAGCGTCATACATTTGCAGATATTTTTAACGGATACACTACTAATTTAATGATTAAAGAATTAGTTGATGATATTATGGAAGAACAGCAACTCGGCCAAGGCAAGGGCGAATTTGGATTAAACGTATTAAGCAAAAGTATCAGTGTTGCTAAAACAGAAGGCAATGACAGTAAGAAGGGCGACCTAGTGGTATACACGGGTGGTCAGTGGATTAAAGTTGAAGTTAAAACTACACAAGGCGGAGCCGCCCGTTTTGCCGACCAAGAAGTTCGCCCTGCAGAGGGTTACGAAAATGCTGCCATTGCCATTAATAACTTTGTTAAAAACAAACACGGCGAACGTAGTAATGTATACCCAATACAACAATTATATCCAAAAGGTTATCCAACTGCTGGTTTAAATCTTAATAAAGCAATTGAGTTATACAAAAATATTCCGTCAAAAGATCAAACTACGCTAACTGGTTTATTAACCAGTGTTATTACTTTAATCTTTGGCGGCAAAAAAACACCATCAGTTGCTAAAATTATAAAGGCTATCCAGACTGGTAATAGTACTGCTGGTTTACAAGCATACTCACAGGCAAGTTTTAATTATTATATAGATAGTAAAGACGATGACGGTGTACTAGCAATAGATTTAAATCGTAAAGATTTTATGTATTTTAGGACCGCTGAAGAGTTAACAAATGAAAAATTACGTTTTCATGCAAACACATTTTATCTGTCTACTATTAAAGATCCCGGTCGAAGTGTATATCCACAATTAGAAGTAGTACCAACTACGTTTGGAGCAAATGCTAGAGCCGCCGCGGACCAGAAAGCCGCAGCTGAAAAAGAAAAATGGACAAAAGCAAAACCCGATGCTCCAGTAAAGAAGCCGCGCATTAGTAAAGCTGAATTCTTGAATCGTTGTATGGATTTTGCTAAAGATTTATCGGCACGCCG